ACAGTGAGCCGCAGGCCGCCGCACCGAGGCGCCCGCTCGGCAAGCGCGCGCAGATCGAGGCCGACGCCCGAGCCGGCAAGCTGCCCGAGCCGCCGGATTTCAGCGCCGAGACCCACAAGCGGTTTCGCAACAAGCTCGCGTCCGTTGTCGAGCTTGCGAAGGCCGGCGATCTGAAAGGCCTGCGCGCCTTCGAGATCAACCCGGTCAGCTCAAGCCCGAAGGCGATCAAGCGTTACCGCGATCTCTGCATCATGGCGCTTGAAGCGCAGGCGGCGCGCTAAGGCCGCGCCGGCCCAGCTACGTTCCAGAACAACACGCGGCCCGGACCCTTCCGGGCCGCGCATAGCTCCCAGGCCTTTGCGTCGTAGTGCGGATCGGACGGGAACGGCGGTCTGCTTCGTGCCTCTCGCCCGAACGGAAGCGGGTATTCGTGGATCGCGGCTCCGGCGACATCGGTCGGGGACAAGGCGCGTCCGATCCGGACCACGTGCCGGCGCGCCGCCGGCCAGGCACGGGCAAGGCCTCGCGCGAGAACTCCCGAGCCGGCTGCACACCAGACTTCATCCGGCTCGATGGCGAGCGAGCCCGCCGCCTGCGCTATTGCCTCGATCACGAACTCGGCATCGACACCGAACGGCACGAGGGCGGCTCGCGTTCGCTCGCAATATTCGCGAGCGCGGGCCTGAACGACCGACAGGTAACCCGGCTGGACGGTGACGACCTTCGCGCCGAGGCGCGCTGCCTCAAGCGTTCGCGGATGCGGACGCATGCGATGTGCCACGAAGATCGTCGCCCGCTTGCCGAGCTGCCGCGCGACCGTTGCCAGCGCCGTCTGCGCGCCGCCCTCCGCCGGGCTTGCATAGACGGCCTCGTCCGCGCCGGCGAAGAAGGCACCGATGAACCGCGCTTTCGTTCCGCCAGGATAGAGATCGTCGCGAACGACCAGCACGTTGTCGTGCTCGGCCAACACCGGAATGGTTGCAGGGGCCGGAATCGAACCGGCTACCTCGCGGGTATGAGCCGCGCGCGCTGCCAATGCGCTACCCTGCTTCAAGCTTCGTCTCCTTGCGCGATCTCGCCGAACTCCACGGCACCGCACGCCTCCGTCGCCTTGCGGGGATCGCCTTTGACGAAGACCATCACGTTCTGATGCGTGCGGCCGAGCTTGCGCGAGGCTTCGAATTGCCGCCCGACGCGCACCGGCAGCGATCCGACCGCCGTAACCAGAATGGCATCGTTGTAGAACCGCGCGCCGGCGGCTTCGAAAGCTTCAACGGTGCGGCCCGGCAAGTTCACATAGCAGCCGTCCTCGTCGCGAACATCGCCGACGACCCAGACGGCGAAGCGATCGTTACGCAGTCGCGCGAGCGCATCACGAATGATCGCCCCGTAGGCCGCGAAGAATTCCTCGCGGCCCATAGTCGAGAGGTCGGCGG